ATCGAGGTCGCGTCCGTCGCCTGGTGATATGACGGGCTGCTGCCATGGCTGACGGTTGCATCGTTGATGATCGACACCTGGTTCTGGGTCCAGGCTGGTGTGAAGATGACGCCATTACTTGGCAGGCTGGTTGCTGCTGTAGTCGAGGGGTAGGAATCCCAACTGGACTCGGCCTCGGCCCAGGTGTTTATCTGGGCTCCCCAGGCTCCCGGGAATGCGGTCGAGCCTCGATTGCCGTAGGACTCGAATACGACGTAACCCTCTGGGGTGTCGAAGTAGGTTCCGCCTGACCATTCGGCGAGGGCCTGGAGGCCGTCGAGGCAGGTCTGGGGCTGCGCGTTTCCGGCCGATACGGCGTAGAGCTCGAGGCTCGTTGTGCCTCCATTGAGGAATGTCTCGCCTGAGTCGGTCAGGATTTCCTCGGCCCGCGAATAGACAGTCTCCGAGGCGTAGCCAGATGCGCCGGTGATCCTCGAGCCCAGGTTAGACAGGTTGCCGATACAGGTGATCGTGGTGATCGCGGTCGGCGGGGTCGAGGAAAGGTGAGTAATGGCTAGGTCTGTGACTTCGCCCGTGAAACGGTTAAAGCCGTAGGTGGTGATATCGACGCTTGCGGCCAGGTCAATCGACACGCCTTCCGAGCCCCTAAGCGCGATAACCGCGGTCGACGCCTCTGGCTGGCTCTTAATGTCATTACGGCCATGAGTGATCGAGATCTGGTATTCGACGTCGGCCAGATCGAGGCTGACGCCTCCGATAATGATGTGCGTTACTGGGCTGGTCATTGGAGGACTGCCTGCCCGGTGCGGCCGAGGCGCTGATTCGAGTCAAAGATCGCCCGCTCGATTGCCTGCGCGATAGAGGTGCTCGAGAGTGCGCTTGCGAATGATCCGCCACCAGCTGCGACTCGGGCCGCTGCCTCTGCCGACATAGCCGGGCCATTCACTCCGGCAAGGGTCGCGTTTCCGCCAGACATGGCTACACCAGCGGCGGCCAGGGCTGCCCGGATTTCCTCGGCTGCGGCGTCGCCGATCGTCTTGCCCATGACTCGGCCCATTTCCTCGAGCTGAGAGGTGGCAGCGCTTAGGGCGTTCTGTGTGCCGATGAGGAAGTTCACGGCCGAGTTCACACCAGCCACGAGAAATTCGGGGGTCATGGCCTCGGCAGTCGTCTGGGCCTGTTGCTTCACTGCCACGAGCTGAGACTGCATCGTGGGGATGAGTCCATCCTTAATGATCTGCTCGGCTAGTTTGTTGCCTGCCTCGGGGCCGAGGGCGGCCACGGCATCACGGAGTTCCGGGCCGCCCTCGGAGTTGAGTTTCTTCAGGTAGTCGCCGAATATGCCTGCCTGCTGGATCTGCTTGTTAAAGCCTTCCAAGAGGCTTTGCCCGGTCGATTTGCCAGCATCGTCGAACGCGGCATCATAGACCGCGCCCAGGTCAATGCCAGATGTGATCTGGCCGGCCATCGAGTCGATCCAGTCGTCCATATCCTTGCGGGCCGACACCAGTGCCTTGCCCGCGTCGTCGAGTTGAGAAGTTAGAGTCTTGACGAGGTCAATCTGGGCACGTAGTCGTGGGTTCATTTTCTCAACGGCCTTACCTAATCCGGTAACTTTAGGAATTACGGGATCTATGACCGGAGTTAAGGACTCGAACCCATCCGCTAGTGCCTTAAAAGGTACACCCATGCCGAAATTACCCTTGCGACCAGAGTACAAGGCTAGGCGTTCCAGGGCTGCCTGCTGGTCAACAAGCGCCCCAGTCAAAGCGTTTGTGCCTTGCGTGGCGTAGCCGCTGGACTTATACAACTCAAAATCTGCGTCGGCTTTGGCTGCTTCCTCATCACTTACTATGCCGAGAATGTCGCCCAATTGAATTAGACCATTGACTGATCGTGCGATCGTTTCGTTAAAGCGGCTTTTTATTTCTCTGTCAAGTTTGGCAAAGAAAGCGCCCGTCTCCAGAAGTTTTACGCCTAATTCACCGAAGAATTCACCGACTAAACCTACCTCGGGTTGGAGGTCGCGCATCGTTTGGGTCATGTTGCCAATGCCGCCGGCACTCTGGGCCATGCCTTTAAGAAAGCCTGTGCCGAATGATTCTTTCAGCTCATCGAAGGCAATGCCTAGGGTGGTGATTTGGCCGCCTAGTGTGGCTGCTGCGGTTGCCGACTGGCCGCCAAACGTTTTCCCTAGTTGGTCTATTGCTCCATCGAGATCCTTAGATTTGATGGTCGAGGAATCAATACCTGCGCCTAGTTTTCCAAGGGCGCCTAGATTGCCGTCGTAGGCCTTGCCTAGGGCGTTTGTGACTGTTTCCAGAGATTTGCCTGTGCCGGCCGAGACGTCTAGGGCTAATTGCAAAAGGGATTGGGCCTGGGCTACATCGTTTGTGGCCGTCAGCAATCGAGAAAATGCCGGACGCAAAGTACTGTCCGACGTCGCCGACGCGTACTGAAGCGAGTCTATAAACCCGTTCACTTCGTCGGTCTGCGCTCCGAATCCCAAGTTATCGAGCGTCTTGGATAATTTGGCTAGTTCGGCTTCCTCTTGGATTGCGGCCTGTACCCCGTCGACTGCGAGAGAAACGGCAAACGCTCCAGCCGCTGCGGTCGCGCCGATAAGTGCCGGGCCCACCATGCTAGAAAGGCTTTTGCTGAATCCTGAAAGGCTGCGGTCTGCACTGTTTAGGCCGCTACGTAGTTTGGATACGTCAGCTGCGAGATAGACCGTTAGGGTCTTGCCGATAGCCATTAGAGGGAACTCCATTTCAGCACTATGCGGTCGACGGCTCGGGCCCATTCCTGGATCGCGCCGGCTTGATACTGGCCTACCTGAGAGATCCAGTCGGTGCCTTCGCCGAACGCTGCGGGGGCTCGGTTTTGGGAACCTGCCCGGCCCTGGTCACCTTTGTCGGAAAGGTAGCGCACCATGGTCGGAGATGCCCCTCCGCTGAACTTTTTGCGCTGTCCACCGATATTGACGGCTGGCACGCGGTCTTTCTTGACCTTGACCGATTCGGCGATTCTTTCGCCCCATGGTCCGGCATAGTTGATGGCGGCCTGACGCCATGCGGGTGCCATGTGCTTATCGGCCACGGCCTGCGAGGCCTGCCTGAGTTCGGCTGAGGCCTCTTTGGGCAGTTTGCGGAAGGCTCGGAGAATGTCGTTTAGGCCGTCGACGTAGGTGTCAAACACTTTGGCTGGAGCCATTGCCTAACACCTCCACGATCGTAGCTAGTTGCCGGGGATCGTAGGCCGCTACTTCCTCGAGGGGCCTTCCGATTCTTACGGCGACTTGGGTTATGAATCTCCGGACGGATCCGGCAGGGTAGGGTCCGGCGTTTCGGCATCCTCTGCCCAAACTTCCTTATCCTTTGCCCAAGCCTTGACCTGTGCCAGCGTTACAGGCGATTCCCCAGTCACGTGAATGTAGGCGCAGATCAAGCGGATTCCCATGGTGCCCGGCTTGCGCTTTGCCTTGTCGTAGATCTCCTCGGCCTCCATGAGATCCGCTGAGCAGATCTGATAGGTGACGGCCTCGGGACTGTCTGACGTTGTTACGGTGATGCTTGGATACATGGCGGTTTCCCCATTCACTAGTTGGTTATGCGAAGGTTACAGTCCCTTGCATGGAAACGGTGCAGGTTGCGATTCCGGCCGCGTCGAAGGTGACGTCGCAGGAGTCGATGTACATAGCCGCGCCGGTCCAGACGCCCGTAGCCGACTCGACCGTTACGGCGACAGCTGCCGGGGTTGCGATAGCGACTTGCAAAGCGTCGTAGATGCCGGCGTTCTCGTCGTAGAGGAAATCGAGCGAAATCGTCGAGTTCAGGTCGGTCTGGTTAAACGCGACATCCGAGAGGGTCTTAGTGCGGATAATCGTGGGCGTGGTGGTGATGGTGCCGGTCGTAATCTGTTCTTCGTACTGGGTGGCGCCTACCTCGACGGTGAACGCGGCACCAGCCACGGATACAACTGCCATTTTCTTACTCCTTCATTGAGACGGAGACGTTTATCTCCGTGGTGTAGACGGTGCCTTGCGCTCCCACATCATTTAGCTGCGGGGGGTTTACGACATCCCAGGAGAATCCTGCTGGGATGAGCGGGAGGAGGAGGTCGATTGCATTCTCGACGTCCAGGGTAGCGGCCTCATTATTTCGAGGGCTGATAACGATTAGGACACGCCACCGCACACGGTAGCCGAGCGCTGTGCCTCGCTCATGCGTGATCCAGGGGGAATCCGGCACGATCACGACGGCCGGCGGCCGAGGGACGGCCGGAACTGTCGTATAGACCTGGAGGCCCTGCCCGGTGAATGCCGCGACAAGGGCCTCTCTGGCTTCGGTGACTAGGGCTGTCATCCGATCATGCCTTTAACGTCCATGTAGGGACCGAGTAGAGCCATGACGCGGCGAGTCATCCAGACCGATAGGCGGTAAGGCCCAGGGCTGAAGTCTGTGGCGACGGCCTGCCCGCCTGCGGCGGTGCGTGCCTGGTAGATCTCGACTGCTACCGACAGGGCGGCTTCCTTGCAGGCTGGGGGCTCGAGTTCGTAGGCCCCGTCCGTGAGTAGGGACGCGACGATATCGTCGGCGGCTGCGGCCACCTGATCGTAGGGCTCCTCGGGCGGGTCATAGTCGAGGTCCAGCGCTGCCGCTAGTTCCTCACCCGTTACGAGTGCCATATCGTCGCGTCCCTTATCTCAGCGGTTTTTAGAAATCTTCGAGGCTGATGATGCCAGCGCCGGAGATGATCTGCGATGCGCCGTAGCCGTAGACCGCGACATCGCGGCCGAGCTGTGCGACGTTCTCGACAGATGCGAGACGGGGGCCGTCCTCGATCCACTTGGCCGACTCACGGTTCGACACGATGATGAGGTTGTTGCCCAGGTTACGGTCGAGGATGACCGGGAGGCCCGAGACGCTGACGCCGAGGGTGTTGGCGGAAGCGACGCCCGACACGTTGTAGGTGCCGTAGTTGCTCGGGAAGAAGGTCGACCAGCCGCCGATCTTCTTAAAGACTGCCGGCGAGACCAGGACGAATTCGGCCTGCATTCCCGTGGCGGTCTGGCAGTTGACGGACGCCTCGAACACGGCGGCGCGGAAGTCCGAGCCGTCGGTGTCTGCTGCGAAGTCGTATGCGAGCGGGGTGCGTGCTGCGTACAGGGCGCTCACGAATGCGATATCGGTGACCTGAACGTACGAGTTCAGCATGATACGCGTGTGAGCGTCGACGTAGGACGGGGTCGAGCGCTGGAGCAGCTGGTAGGAGATGTCCGAGCCTGCTGCGTAGGTCTTCAGCGTTGCGGTGCCCTTGAGGAGGCTGATCTGGACGGAGTTAACTTCGTCCTTCTCATCAACCTGCTCCTCGACGATCTGGGTGAGGTTCGGGGAACCTGCCCAGTAAGGCCAGTTAAAGGTCGTGCCAGTGGTGCCGGCCGACTCGACGCCGAAAGCGGTGATGGCCGGGCGGCCGAGGTCGAAGATGCCTCGGACGATGGTGGACCAGTTCGGGGGCAGGACGCCGGGGTTATCGTCGGTGACCTGATCGAACAGGGCGCGGGCCTCGATCTCGCCGTTCAGCACTGCGAGACGGTAATCGCCGAAGCTGCGGAACTGTGCGAGCTCGTGAACTGCGGGGGCTGAGGTGTAGCTGCGGGCCTCGAGGTCGCTGAGGCGCTCGGCCTGCTTGGCAAGTGCTTCGCGTGCCTGGATGTCTGCGGATTCCGCCGGGGCGGTCTCCACCTCGACGGTTTCGACTGACATTTCTTCCTCTCGGATTGCTGTTACGCCGGCCGTAGGGTACGCCGGCATATGGGTGATTGACGTCTCCATGAGGGAGGCCGCCATGTGCTGGACTGCGGTCTTAGCCCGATTCCAGACAGATTTGGTCGGCATGAAACCGACAGAAAGGCCCTTGGCGGAGCCGGTACGGATCAGGGTTGCGGCGTCGCGGCCCTGGACCGTGTTTGCGATATTAAAGTCGATGTAAAGGCCGTCCGGCTTATTCTCGGCTGCGGTAATGACGCCGATGGGCTCGCCGTGACGGTAGGCGATGGGCTTACCGATTACGGACTCGGGCTGGAAAGCATTAGGGGCGAAAGACTCGCGCACATTGCCGATGTTGGTTTCGACGCCATAGGGGACGGCGCGGCCGTAGCCTTGGCCGGCGATGTCGGGATTTGAGTCATCCTCGCGCATCTCGACGATAAAGTCAGAGGAAAATTCTGTCGTCTGCATTATGGCCTCAGCTCGGAGTCGGATTCCATTAGGTCGGGCAGGTCGAGGAGTTCGCGGGCTTCGTCGATCGAGATGACATCGAGGGGGCGCAGGGTCGAGATCAGCGTGGCGATTTCTGCCGGGTTGCCGCGCAGGAATACCGACGTGTCGAATTCGACTTCATGGCCTCGAGGCGTGACGTCATTCATAGAGAGGCGCTGCGAGATCTGAAGCATTACTGGGGTGAGGCTGAGATCGAGCAGCTGACGGTAAAGGTCGGTGCGGTTCGAGTAGGTGAGGCTCGAGCCGGATTGCGTGGCGTTGACCCATGCTGCGTCGAGGTTAGCCTGCCGGGCGATGCTGAGGGCTGAGGCATCTCGAGCGGCTGTCAGCTGCATATCGTTGGGGCTGAAGCCGCCGATAGTTTCGGTCGAGATCGTCGAGTTTAGGTACGCCGTCGAGCGGTTTGTGCGGGCGGTTTCCCACGCATCGAGGAGATCGTCGACAACCGAGCCGGGGAGATCCGCGCCCGAATTCTTCAGGATCACGTTAGGGACGGGGTACTCGGCGTAGCGCAGTGCTGCGGCCTCGAGGGCTGCGGCGGTGTTGCAGGCCGAGGCCATGGTGGTGAGCCAGCCGCCGGCGGGGTCGCCGTCGAATCGGATAACGTCACGGGGCGGGACGGGAGTGCCGTTCCAGTAGACGGTGCCGAAAGCGGGGATCGGGTCCATGACCGCTTCGGTCGTGGGCTCGGGCGTAAACGAGATCTGGGTGTACGGCATCCAAACGATCTCGGTCGGGTAGCCGTCCCATGCTCGGGATTCGACTTTCCAGTAGGCATATCCGTACAGAAGGAGATCCTGGACGGTGCGGCCCATGAGCGAGGCATAGGTGGTCTGCATTGTCGGCTGGACCAGGAGGCCTCGAGCGACTACCTGATCTCGGCCGACATATTCCTTGAGCGGGAAGGCCGAGATGGTGTTGGTGTAGGTCTTTAGGCACTTCACGAATGCCGGCACCTGGAGCGCTACGCCGAGGTCGACGCCATAACTCGATGAGCGCTGAATCTGAACTAGCAGCTGCGCGGATGCGTCGCGGATGTACGGGACCGGCTCCGCTACTGCCTGCGCTGCCGCTGACTGAATCTGAGCCTGGTCCCGCACAACCTTGAGTGAACGGGGAAACGCCACGGGTGTAATTCTCGTGCCATATCACACGGTCGTCAAGTATCCAAGGCTATCTGTGCTTTATGCGCGTCGGCGTGTATGGATTCGAGCCATAGGCCTCGGGGTCTTGCTTGCCTGGTATGCCGCGAACATGACGGCCCGGGCCGCGTACACACCACCGTGACCCATGCGGGCTGACATGACCCAGCCACCTTGACGCTTTGAGATATTTGATTGCGTGAAGTGCTCGAGCAAGGTCTCCGAGTCTTCGTGAATTATTGCCCGCCGGTCGAATAGGTCGAGGAGGTTTTGGGTTGCGGCCGCGGCCTCACGCTGCCCGACTAGTTCGTCGAAACGCTCCTGAAGCCGGTCCACATAGCCAGGAGTAACCTGTATAAAGAGACTGGGGTGATCCTTGCGGATTTCCCCTAGACGTATGTCGACATCCTTAATCGTCCGGTGAGTGGTCGCCCGCACAACGATTCGGCCATCCTCGAGGGGCGCTGCGATTGCCACGGCGTGGCCCATGCCGTCGAAGTCAGACTCAACGGCGACCGACCAGATGCCCTCGGGCGGGAGGCCTTCGTCAGACAGGGTTTCTTTCCACCAGGAGTCTTTGAGCCAGTGATTAGCTCGAGGCACCCATAGGTTCAGGTACTCGCGGAGCCAGGACGATTGCTCGATGTTTTCCCACTGGCCGCGCAGAAAGGCCTCGCGCTTATCGTTCCACTCGGGGCTCGCGTACTTCCAGGTTTCCGGGTCGTCGGGGTCGGCGGTCGGCGGGGCTGACCATTCGAGCAGCAAGATATTCCCCGGGTCTTCTGCGCCGAGGTGGTCGATTGCTCTCTGCCGGTAGGAGGTCATGAGGTCGCTCGAGGAGTCACCAGCTGTCGAAACTAGGAAGGCCTGCGGGTTTAGGCGCTCGGCCATGGTCGGCGCAATTGCCCCCATGAATACCTGGCTCGGAATGCTCCAAGCCTCATCGAGGAAAGCCATGTTGATCGAGAATCCGACGCCGGCAGAATCGTTAGCCGCGTGGATCAGCCAACGGTCGCCCGACGGTAACTCGATACCGGCCCGCTCATTTCCCCAGCGTGCCGCCTGCTTCCCGTACTTTTCCACGGCCCAGATTCCAGCCGGCCGCATAACCTCCATAGCGGTCGAGCGCTTATTGGCCACGTGCAGAATCGTCTGAGGCTCACCGAACAGTTCCGCGTGATGTAGCCGCCACATACAGATAGCCCGGGAGAGCACAGACTTCCCGGACTGCCTTGCCACAGTGAGCACGACCGTCGGCCAACACAATTCCCCAGTTTCGGGGTAATACTCGAGCGCCCGGTCAAGCGCGTAAGCCTGCCAGCCGCGCAGCTGCAATCCATACACGCTGGAGAGCCAAACTCGAGCCGCAGGACCATGAGATTCCACAGTGCTCCGTTGCGGGCCTGTCTCCAATCGTGG